GGCGTGCATCTGTTCGCCCCCGACGAACTGAAGAATGTGCAGCGGGCGCTGGCCGAGGCGACCGCGGCGGCGACCAATTTTCATCGGGTGAATGCGCAGGGGCTGACGGGGCTGACCACGTCCTCGCAGCAGTTTGTGCGCACGCTGCAACAGAACCTGACGCAGTATCAGCGCAATCTGGGATCGATGGGCGCCACGCAGACCCAGGCGCGCGTCAACCAGTGGGCACAGCAGGGCGGCAACCCGCTGGCGCCGAATTTTGGGCAACTGTTCCCGAACGTGTCAGGGAGCCAGTTGCACGCGCAACAGACGTTCTATTGGCAGCAGATGCTGCGTGGGACCGGGTTCGGGGTGGGTGGCGCGGGGCACGGCGGCCAGCCGCCCGGTGCTGGCGGTGTTCCCGCGACCGGGGCGCCGCCGCCCGCTCCGTTGCGCGACAACTCCCTGCTCGATGGCGTGCTCAACAGCAGCCTGATCGGCAAGGTCGCGGCCCTGGCGCTCGGCGGGGGCGTCGCCGCCGCGGTGATGAAGGGCGTGGCCTACACCCAGGAGCGCAACGAGGCGCGCGATGTCTTCATGCGCCAGACCCGCGATTTCGGCGGGCCACTGGACCTGCTGACCAAGAACATCGAAACCGCCGCGGTCGCCATCGGCCAATCGGGCAACGAGGCGATCAAGACCGCGGGCATCTGGTCCAAGGCGGCCTATCAGTCCGACCCGTGGAAGATCGACACCGGCTACCGCCACGCGGCCGGCTTCGCGCGCTCCTACGGCCTGGACATCAACGGCACCACCAACACCCTGGGCGGCTTGGCGCGCTATGGCGTGGGCGGCGGCAACGACGCGGAGCAAACCAAGTTCGCGCTCAAGCTCGGGCAGGTGATCCGCGACGGCGGGATGACGCAGGCCCCGCAGCAGGTCCTTGAGGACTTGCTGACTCAGGCCACCCAGCACGGCAATAGCACCTTCACCACCATGCCCGCGGGCGAGCAGGACGCCTACCTGCGGCTGCGCATGGCGACCTACGGCAACCCGGCGTTGCAGGGTGCGGCCGGTCAAGGGCTGATCAACTCAGTCAACACCGCGATCGGCAGCGACGGCGATCTGGCGAAGGAACTGTTCAACGCGCGGGCGTTGTCGCAGGCCGGCGTGACCAACCTCTATGCGCAGCGCTTCGCGCGCAAGAGCGGGATGTTCTTCGACCTGGGCGAGGTGGGCGGCAAACGGGGCACGACCGTCATGGATGCCCGCATGGAGAGCTTTGATCAGGAGTACGGCCACCGCCCGCTGTTCGAGCAGTACACCGCGTTCGGTTATCTCAATACTCTATCCGAGCCGCAAGCCAAGGTGTATTTGGACCTGGCGCGCACGCTGAAGAAAGAGCGCAAGCAGACCTTGGGCGGCTTCGCCAACGACCTGCAAGGGCGCTATGGCGTGGATCTCGCGACGATGAATACGGGCGGCATCAACGAGATCATCAAGGCGATGGGCGCGCGGCCGGAGGAGTTGCCGGCCATGGCGAAGCGCTATGTCGACAAGATGGGGTTATTGAGCGGCACGCAGAAACAGCCGATCACGGATGCCCTGGCGGGCCGCAATGCGGAAGCGATCCGCACGGCGTTGGTCAAGACCATGGCAACGCATGGCATCGAGAAGACCGAAGGCCAAAAGGACCGGATGACGGATGCGGAGTATGCCAAGGCGTTGGGCGATACGGTCGGGGATAAGATCAATCCGGCGCTGCGCGGTATCAAGGAGGTAGCGGCTGGCGGCTTGAACGCTGTTGATGCGAGCGTGCAGGCGGTCATCACCCAACTCAAGACGCTGGCGGATATTGCCGACCCCAACGGCACGGTGCGCGAGTCGCTGGCGCAGCGGGCGGGGGATTATGTGAATAAGGCCATCACCGATCCAATGGAAATCCGAACAAAAAGCTCTGGCGAGGCGCGCGAGATCATTGGGCGCCATGCGCAGGGTGCGCGGGGGCGCGCGATGGACGCGTTTCGCGGGGCGGGCAGCGCCGTGCTGGACTTCTTTATCCCCCCAGCGGGCGGGGCCGAACTGCCGGGCGGCGGAACCTACCCGTATCAGAGTGAGATCGAAGCGGCGGCGGCGCGGCATGGGGTACCGGCCGAGGCGCTGGCCGGGGTGATCGCCAGGGAGTCCAGGTTTGGGCAGGTGCTGATCGGCGACCACGACAATTCGTGGGGCATGGGACACCTGAACCGGCACGGCGGCGCGGCCGAGCTTGGGCGCACCCGCGAACAAATCCTGTCGATGAGCCCGGCCGAGCAGATTGACGACGTTGCGCGGTTCCTGCGCATGAACATCGATCGCGCGGGCGGCGACGTTGATGGTGGGATAAAGCGGTACAACGGCGGCGGCGACCCGAACTATCTCCGGAACGTGCGCGAGCGGCAACGCGAATACGGGATTGGCGGCAGCGGGGCGGTGACCACGGGCAATCGCCTACGCTTCGATGACCCATCCCAAGACGCCCTGAACCCGAATTTTCGGGCGGCGCTGGAGCGCGCCGGCCAAGACCTGCGCATCACCAGCGGGCGCGCCGGACGCGCGAACACACCGGGGTCCATGCACCCGCTCGGGCGGGCTGCTGACATCAGCATGGCTGGCATGGACACCAAGGAGAGGGCCGCCCTGGTCCGACGACTGCGGGCGGCTGGCGTGCTACGGTTTGGTACCTACGACCGGTATCCAAACATGCTGCATGTGGACAACAGCACCGCCCAGGGCGGCAACTGGTACATGCACAACAAGGCTGCCCGGCAGATGGACCAAGCGCAGGAGTGGTTCCGCCAGGTTTCCCGCGAGCAGCTCGACCGCGAAGGCGCCTATGTCCCCGGCATCGGCGAACACCTTGCAGCCCAAGCCGGCCGGGGCGGCGACCGCTACGGCGAACTGACCCTGAACATCAACCAGCGAGTCAACGGCCAGACGCGCGGGAGCATCACGCAGCGCTTGAAGGCCGGATCAGGGGTCGATCGACCGCGCCATCACGGCGACGTGGACTTGGCGGCATTTCCCTGATGGGCGCGCGCGTCTTCACCCCGGCCTGTCGGGTGACAATCACCACGCAACGCGGCACGACGATCGATGTCGCGCCGCTGCTGGGCGACAACGGCCACGTGACCACGGCCAAGGCGTTGGACGCCCCCAAGGGGACCTGGGAGATCAGCGTGCCGGATCAGCCGTTCAAGATCACGCCGACCGCCGTGGCCGACTCGCTCTATGGCCAGGTGGCGCCGATGGACGTGATTGAAATCCGCCTGGCGCGTAACGCCCATGAATACCCCGACGGCAAGCCGCCGATCGTCATGCGCGGCTTCGTGCGCTCGGTGACGCGCGCCGAGTCGATCGGCGAGGACGGCACCCCGTCGCGCATGGTGACGCTGGCCGGGGATGATTATGGCTGCATCGGCGAGATCGCCCAAATCAGCCTGCTGGCGGGCGCCGCCTATGGCCAGAACCTGCTGCCGATCCTGCGGCCGGCCGATTACGGGATGGGGGAGTTCACCTATCTGTCGGCGGCGGCCTACATCCAGGTGTTCGTCGATCGGCTGATGAACGATCTGCTGCAAAAGATGAAAGCGGCCTCGCCCGCGGTGCAACTGCTGAAGTATGACCCCAGCGTGACCCAGGGCGAGGTCTACATCAGCCGCATGAGCGAGACCGAGGGCACGGCCTGGAAGATGATGTTCGACCAGGCCGACACGCCGTGGAATGAGCTCTATGTCGAGGATCGGGCGGATGGCCCCTGGGTGGTCTACCGCCCGACGCCGTGGAAGGATCGCGACGGCGCCTTCATCACCAACACCGGGCAGACGATCAATGCCAGCAAGATCGCGAAAGTCGCGCCGGACAGTGACGCCAAGACCCTGGTCCCCGAGTTCCGCATGGTGCGCTCCGCGACCTACCAGCGCACCGATGCCCAGGTGAAGAACATCTACTGGGTGACGACGCGCGCCTCGTTCATCAGCGAACAGGCCAAGCTCGGCATTGCGCTCCAACAACAGTTGCCCGACGTGCACCGGTTGCAGGACCCCAACTGTGCCGGCGACCGCTACGGGCCGCGCATCCTGACGCTGGAGACGGCGCAACAGCCCAGCGGGAGCGGCGCACAGGCCACCAAGCAGCGTGGCCAAGCGGCGAGCGGTGCCCTCGCGCTGGAAGAATGGGCGGCGCTGCGCCGGCAATGGCTGATCGCCGCCAACACCGATAATGTGCTGCGCGATCAGGGCGCGCTGGTGGTGCGCGGCAATGAGAAACTGACCATCGGTGCCTATTACGAAATCCAGCGCGGTAAATTCGTGTGCGAGCACTACATCACCGAGGTGTCGCATACCTTTGTGCCCGGCCATGAGTTCTTCACGCACGTGCAATTCATCCGCTCAACCAACTACGACCAGCGCGATAAGTTCGCCAAGAAGGGGCAGTCGCCATTCTGGGCCGAAGGCCGGCAAGGGGTCATGGAGTCCTGATGCAGCACACTGAATCCGCTGTCCCCAACGTCAACAGCATCCGCATCGCGCGGGTGGCGCAGACCTATCCCGACAAGCATCTGGTGGATGTGGTGTTCCTGGACGATGGCGGGTTTGCCGCGTGCGTCCCGGTGGTGGCGCCCTATGCCTCGCAGGATCACGGGTTCGCGTACTTGCCCAAGGTCGACCCGGCCCCCGGCGGCAAATGGGCGCCGCGCCTGGCCGGGCAGAACGACACCCTGTGCGCGGTCGCGTGGTCGCGTCAGCAGGCGGTGGTGGTCGGGTTCATCTTCCCGCTGGATGGCGCCATGGGGACCGGCGAAAACGAACTGAAGGATTATCACTCGTCGGGCTTCAAGCGCACCATCGGCGCCGACGGCACGATGACACTGTACAACCCCAACACCGAGCAGACCATATCAATGGAGCAAGACGGGGTGCACGTCAAACAAGGAGCGACCAAGCTGCTGCTCAATCAGACCAGCGTCGATGTGACCGGGCCAGGATTTGCCCTGAAGCTGACGCCGGCCATGTGCCAGTTGAAAGGCGGCGGGCTGACGCTGACCCTGGCCGGCGGCACGGCGACGATTGCCTGACGCGATGGACATCTCACTCCCCCTCATCGGCGCCGCCCTGGGCGGGCTTATCGGGTCGGCGCTGACCAGCGGTGCGCTGGCCAGCATCGATCAGACCGAGCGGCCGATTGTGCTGATGCGGCTCAACGGCGGCCTACCCCGCTGGATGCACTGGGTGGTTCCGCGGCCGGAGGACATGAGCTACACGCACCCGACCCGATCGGCGGCGATTCACACGATGGGCGGGGCCTATGTCGACGACTTCGGGAGCGGCATCACGCAGATATCGTTGCGCGCGACCACGGGCTATAAGATGGGGTCGATCCAGGACGTGACCGGCGCTGTCGGGCTGGCGGCGGGCGACGTGATGCTGTTCAATCTGCGCGACGCTTTGATCAACGCCTATCACCAGGAGCGCAAGGACCTCGCGGCGAATCAACAAGACCCCGAGTTAGTGCAGTTGCTGTTGGTGGATACGCTCAACCTGGCGGTGTGGGTGGTCTACCCGCGCGAGTTCCAGGTGCAGCGCAACAAACAGCGGCCCATGCTCTATCAGTACGTGCTGAGCCTCTGGGGCCTGGAGCGGCTGCTGTAATGCTGCCCGTGGTGCATCTGGGTGACGTGCTCGAAGGGTCGCACGGCGGGACCGTGACCGGGGCCAGCGGGCCGCTAGTGGCCGACGGCCGCCCCGTGGCGTGCGTGGGCGATGCGGTGTGGTGCTTTCTGCACGGGGCGCAAACCATCGCGACCGGAAGCGCAAAACTGTCTGTCGGCGGCCGGCCGGTGGCGGTGCATGGATCACTGTGCTCGTGCGGCGCGACGCTGATCAGCAGCGGCAGCGTGCTCAACCTGCCATGACGGAGCCGACGCATGTTATCCCATCCTGAGCGCGACGCCTCCGATCAACTGGCCGAAATCGCCGACATTGCGGCGCAGGTTCCGGTGTGGCGCGCAGAGTATGCCGACTTCGCCGCCTGGTGGACCGGATTTTCCGCGATCCTGGACCAGGTTGTAGCGGAAGTTACGCTGGGCCTGGACGAAGGCGAAGACGAGGCGCGGCGCGATTTCCTCTCGCTCGCCGATGCCATGATCAGAGTGGCTGTAATGGCGCTGGCCAGGGTGCAGCGCGGGGCCGATCTGAACACCCGGCTCGCGGTTGCCCCGCTGTTCCGGGCGCATCTGCGCGCCTGGCACGCGGTGCGCGGTGCGCGTCAGAACGTCAGTTGGCTTGGCGCGCGCGGCTGGACATCCGGGCGTCTGCCGATCCTCGCGCTGACGCCGCTCGGGACCCTGCGGTTCGAGCAGTGGCGCGTGGACGCCTTCACCTCCCCATCGATCACCTGGTGGGATGCAGCGCAGGGCCTCAACGCCCTGGCGGGAGAGTTGCGATGGCGCGACTGAAGCAAGTCGCCGTCCGCATCGGCGACACCCTGCAATCGCTCGCGGTGCGGGAGATGGGCGCGGGGGCGAACTGGCGCGACCTGGTGACGCTCAACGGGCTGCGCCCGCCCTACCTGGTGCCGTCAGTGTATCCGGAGGACCGCGTCGCGGGGGCGTTGTTGTGGGGCGATTGGGTGTCTGTCCCGGCGCGCGCGATCAACGACAACGCGGCCCTGGGTGACGCGGCCCTGGGCGCCGATGTGCAGGTAGTCGGCGGCGACCTGGCTGTTGCGAGCGGCGACCTTGCCATTCTGGATGGCGTTGAAAACTTCGCCCAGGCGCTGCGCCATCGGCTGTTTACGCCGATCGACTCCTATATTCCGCACACGGACTACGGGTGCGCGATCACGGCCATGCTGGGGCTCGGGAACGGCCCGGTCGTGGCACTGCTGTGCGCCGCCCTGGCACGGCAAGCGCTGCTGCTGGACCCGCGCTCAGCGGCCATCAGTGCGGCCGGATCGGTCGCGGGCGACAAGCTGGTGATCGCGGTGCAGGCGCAGCCGGTCAACAGCGAAACAGTGACCGATCTGAACGTGATCTTCCAGCTACCGACGGTATAGATCCATGACGCCACCACCGACATACCTTGAGATCCTTGAACGGCTGGTAGCGCACACACGCGCGAGCAGCGAGGTCATTACGGACTTCAATGTCGGCTCGGTCACTCGCGCGTGGCTCGAAGCGGCTGCGATCGGCCTGGATGAGGTGTGGATGGGCGCCGCGCAAGCGGTGAACGACGCGATTCCCGAAGCGGTCTTCCTGAGCTTCGGATTCCAGCGGGAAGCGGCGGTCTACGCGAGCGGCCTGCTGACCTTCATCTTGTCCGCGCCGCTGCCGGACGCGCTGACCATTCCGGCCGGTACCACGGTGCGGATGCTGGGCGGTACCGTCACCTACATCACGGTGGTCGACGGCACGATTGCTGCCGGACAGACGCGCGTCGCGATCATGGCGCGGGCCGAGATCGCGGGCGCCGCGGCGAACACCAACGCCGACACCTTGACGGTGATCACCTCGCCGGGCGTCGCAACATCGACGCTGTCGGTCACCAACCTGGCGCCGATCACCAACGGCCGCGACCAGGAAACCGATGCGCAGCGGCGGATGCGCTTTGCCGAGTGGGTGTCGACGCTCGCCCGCGGCACGATCGCATCGTATCGCTATATCGCCATGCAGGCGGCGGTTGTCGTCGACTCCGCGATCCTGGAGCAGGTCAACTATGTGGCGGTCGCCGAGCAGCCCTGCGTCGTCGATCTGTATGTGCACAACGGGGTTGGCGGGACCAGCGACGCCCTGCTGGCAATCGTGGAGTCGCTGATCGAAGGCGATAGCGTCAATCCAGGGTACCGGGCGGCCGGGTCCCAGGTGGTCTACCACGCGGCGGCGGATGTCCCGCTCAACGTGTCCCTGCGCGTGCGTCTTCAGCCAGGCTACGCGCTGGCCGTGGTGCGGACAGGCATGACCGGCGTCCTGACGGCGCTGGTTGCTGCGGCGACCAACGCGATTGCGGTCACGGACATCCTCAATGCCTGCTACAGCGTCGCCGGGGTAAACGACTTGGTCCTGTTGGCTCCGACCGCGCGGATCACGTATGACATGGACGAGCGCCCTATCTTGGGTGTCCTCACGCTGACCGAGATCGCGTAGACCATGTCCGCTTACACCCGCGTGCTCAGCCAGTTGCCGCAGTACCTGCGCGGCGCCCCGCCGCGTGGCGTCCCGGTCGTGCGCCTGCGCGCCCCGGGCCCCGCCACCTGGCGCATTGCGCGCGAGACGCTGCGCGTGGCATGGGGCGCGCAGGTGCGGACCTATGATGTGCTCGACCACACCATAGCCAGCCTGGTGGACGCGCTCCAAGCCGACGGGTTCGTCCTGGAGTGGTTCGACGCGGAGCATTACGGGCGCGGCGCTGCGGTCCTGAAAGACGGGGCCGGGACCGCTGTCGATGCGCTGGCGTGGTCGGCAGATATCACGGTCCTGCATAGTTTCACGCGTCCGGCTGAAGCGGCGCTCGACGCGATCAGCGACGCCACACCCGAGTTTGCGCGGCAGGTCAGTCTGGACGGCGCCGACGGGGATTGGCTCGATCATCACGGGCGGCTGTACGGTGTCCAGCGACCGGCCGGGATGGATGACGCGGGGTACCGCGCGTACATCGTGGCTGCCATCATGCGCCCGCGCAACACGCCGCGGGGGATCGAGCAGAACGTGCAGCGCCTCGGCGACGGCACGCCGGTGCGGGTGCGCGAGCCCTGGCAGGAGATCATCACGCTCAGTAGCGACGCCGACCTGAGCGGCGAAAAGTGCCTGCAAGGCGCCCCCGTGTACCAGTATCACACCATGCAGCTTGTCGCCGCCAGCGGGCACAACTGGCCGCTGTGGTTGTCGATTGCCAACGCTGACCGCCCCGCGGGGACGATTATGCTGGCCCCGGCCACGCGCCGGCCCGCGCAGGTAGTGGCGGTCGGGGAGTTGCTGGGGTCGCTGTTTGCCTGGCGGATCGACTGGATCGGCGCCCATATCGTGGATGCCGATTTTCTGCTGTCGGACAACCTCGTGCTGTCCGAGTCCAGGCCGCCGCCGTTGCTGCGCCTGGGGCGCGTCGCCGTGCGCGGGCAGGCAACCACCGGACTGCGCCCGGCATCGTCGGGGACCGGTTGGGTAGGGCAATGGGATCAGCGCAAGTGGAAACAGTTATCCAGTTATGAGTTTTACCCGCCGACGCGCCTCGCCAAGGTATCGGCCGGTGGGTTTTCCGATGGCTATTACATGGTGACCGTCGACGGGAACACCTGGGCGCGACGCGCCGCTGAAACCGTCTGGTCCGCAGATGGCGGCGCCGGGGTATTGGCCCCTGATGCGCCCGGCCAGGCGGGTGATTGGTACCTGGCGAGTTGGTATCTGCACCTGTGCGTTGACGCGGACACGTGGTGCCGGTTCGCGGTAGAAACCACGTGGTCAGCAGGCCCGTGGGCCGCCGACGCCGCAGGCCCGGCCGGCGAGGATGTCTTGTTCCTCGCCCCCTACTGGTATCGCAGGGTCGACACCGCCGCGTGGGTGCGGGTCGCCATGGAGTACGGGGCATTCGTCCTGGTCGCAGGCTCCAGCGGCGATCTGTCCGGCGTGCTGAGCCTCGTCAGCCACACCGATGACAGCGTGACGGTTGAGGTTGACGCGGCGCTCGTGATCGCGACCGGGACCGACCCATATCCCGGCGTGACATTGCAATTCGACGCCCGCTAGACGTGTCGTGACGCCATGCTGCCTTGAAACAAGGTTAGGGGTGATCGATGGCTGTCTTGACGATTTCCTGGCGCACCGCAGTCGCTGTGTCCCTCATGGCGCAGCCGCTGCATTTCGCGTGGGGGCGCGGCGATGCCGGGTGGGACCTGACCCCGGTCGGCGCCTCGCAGTCGGCCACCAGCCTGGTCAGCGAGGTCGGTCGGATCATCCCGTCCATCATCGGCTATTGCGTGCCGGTCGGCAGCGGCGACCCGCTGCCGGATGACATCATCGTGCCCACCGGGCGTTACCGGGCGTCCGAGTCCCCGACCAACCTGCTGCACGTTCGGTGCGATTTTGATTACGGCGATGCCGTCACGGAGAGCATCCGCGAGGCCGGGCTGTTCATGGGTACCGTCGTCGCCGACGGGGTGGCGCCTGGGCAGCGGTATTTCGAGCCTGGAGAGATCACCGAGCAAGGGATGCTGCTGGCGATCGAGCGCTTTCCGCGCATCATCAGGTCATCCCAAGTCCGCGAGATTTTTGAATACGTGCTTGAGCTATGATCGAATTTCCAGGCTATTACGACCGCACGGACCCGGACAAGGGGTATGATCAGCATCTATTCCTTGCGGGCACAACACTTCAGTCTGCCGAGCTGAACGAAATCCAGATCGCGGGCCAGGCTCGCCTGCGCTCGATCAGCGATGTCCTGTTCAACGACGGCGCCGTCATGGCCGGTGCGGAGGTGTTCACGTCGACAGCAGGCGACGTGTGCACGTGCGACGCCAAGTCCGGCGCGATCTATGTTGCCGGCGCGGTGCGCGGGGTACTGCCGCGGGTGTTCTTTATCCCGGCCACCGGCGCTGTGTCGATCGGGGTGCGGCTGACGGAAACCGTCGTTACCGCCATCGAAGATCCAGCGCTCTATGATCCCGCCGTCAATTCGCGCAACCAAGGCCGCCCAGGAGCCGGGCGGCTGCGGGTGGCGATCACCTGGGGTTACGCGGGAGATGGCCAGGAGGGCGCGTTCTACCCCGTCTATGCGGTCATCGACGGGGTGCTGCAAACCAAGCAGCCGCCGCCGCAGGTCGATGCAACGTCCCTGGCCATCGCGCGCTATGACCGCCAGTCCGCGGGTGGCATGTACGTCTCCAATGGCCTGAAAGTGACGTGCCTGGCCGATGCGGCCGGGCTGCAAGTCTATTCGATCAGCGAGGGCGTCGCGCGGATCAATGGCGAGGAACTGATGTTCCCGCAGGGCCGCCGCTTTGCTTACGCCACCGCCGCCGCGACCAGCGCGGTCGCGCTGGAGCAGCATGTCGCCGTCGGCGGCACGGAGCGGGTGCCGGTCTGGCATACGCCGATCGCCGCCATCAGCCAGGTGGCGATCACGCGCGAGGTGAGTGTCATCAAGACGCGCGGGCCGACCGCCAACAGCAAGGATTTCCTCTCGCCGACCTACACCTCGGTGATGTCGATTGTCAGCGTCACCAGCGGCGCCACCACCTATGCCCCGACCACCGACTATCTGCTGACCAGCGATGCCATTGACTGGGCGCCGGGCGGCGCGGAGCCGGCCAGCGGCACCACCTACACGGCGGTCATCCGGTATATCGAGTTGGTCGATCCGGCCACGCTGAACGCTGACGCGACGGGGTTTACGGTGTCCGGGGCGGTCGTCGGGTCGGCGATCCAGGTCAGTTACACCTGGAATCTGCCGCGTTTCGACGTGCTGTGCGTGGACAGCGCGGGCGCCCTGGTGGTGGTCAACGGGCCGTCATTCCCGGCCAATCCGCAGTCTCCCGCGATCCCTGGCAACCTGTTGGCGCTGGCGCGCATCACGCAGGACTGGAGGGCCACGACGCGCGCAGTGGTCGATATTGCGGTGCGCATGGTGCCGATGCAGGCGCTCAATGCGGTCAATCGGCGGATTGATACCTTGTTCGCCTTGGTGGCGGAAGAGCGGCTGCGCCATAACCTGTCGCTCGCCGATCAGTCATCCAAAAAAGGCGTGTTCGTCGACCCGTTCTTTGACGACGATCTGCGCGACCAGGGCTTGGCGCAGACCACCGCGATTGCGTTCGAGGAACTGACGCTGGGCATCACCTCGGTGGTGCACACGCAATCCCTGGCGGCGGTTGCGACCTTGGACCTGAGCCCGACCCTCACCGAGGTGCTGGCGCAGCCGTTGCGCACCGGATCGTACCAGGTGAACCCCTATGATGCCTTCACGCCGCTGCCCGCGCTGGCGCAATTGCAGCCCGCGGTGGATTTCTGGGTGGACATCAAAACCGAGTTTTTATCGCCGATCACCCGGCAATTCTATAACGAGGTGATACTGCACGACCCGGATGATGTTCGGCTGCATCCCGATACAGTCATCACCGAGCGTGAAATCAAACTCGTTGGCAGTACCTACGTGGACGCCCAATACCTCCGCCAACAGTGGGTCCGGTTCGATCTTGCCGGGTTCGGCGCGGGCGAGCAATTGGTTTCCGTGATCTTCGACGACATCCCAGTCACCGCGCAGGCCATCGAATGACACTGATCGCAGACAGTACCGGGCACGTGGTCGGGATGTTCCAGATCCCGGGCCCCGAGCGAGTCACCGCGGGCGTCAAGCGGGCCGAGTTCCGCGGCACCGTGAGTCGGGCCGACGCGACCTACGTCGGCCGCGGCATCATCCGCACCGACGAGCTTCGTGAAACCATCACGATCACGACGACCGACTATGTGTATCAATCCGCTAACCCTGACCCTGACCCGCTGGCGCAGACGCTGCTGCTGTCGACGGCGTGCCAAGTCTCGGCGATCGAGGTGTGGTTTACTGCGCGGGGCGCCGCCAACGTCCTGGTGCAAATCCGCGAGGTCAGTCTGGGCGTGCCCACGTCGACCGTGCTGGCCGCCGCGATCAAGCTGCCGTCCGAGTTGAGTCTGACCGCGGCGACGCGCTTTGCGTTCCCGCCGATCGTGCTCAATGCCAACCAGGAATATGCCATCGTCATCGCCGGGGCGGATGCGACGACGGCGGTCGCCACCGCGACCATCGGCGAGTTCGACGCGACCCTGCAACAATGGGTGACCAGTCAGCCGTACCAGATTGGCGTCCTGTTGAGTTCCAGCAACGGGCGGACCTGGACGGCGCATCAGACGGCCGATCTAACCTTCCGGTTGCTGGGCAGTGCGTATTCGGCGACCACCAAGACACTCACGCTCGACCCCGTCAGTGTGGTCAATGCGGACCATCTGATCGTCATGGCGGCGGTGCTGCGCCCCGGCCCGGAGACCGACGTGCGCTTCACCGTCGGCGTCGGCGCGGCGACCTACACCGTGGTCGAAGGCCAGCCCTTTACCCTGCCGGCCACCTACACCGGGGTGGTGACGCTGGCCGCCACCTTGACCGGCACGGCGGCGATCAGCCCCTCGCTGTACCCCGACGTGCATCTGGTGGTCGGCACGCGGCTGACGACCGGCACCTATATCTCGCGCCTGATCGCTGGTGTCGGCGGCACCAAAGTCAGCATCTATTACGATGCCCTGCTGCCCGGCGGGGCCAGCGTGGTCGCCGAAGTGCAGCGCGGCGACGGCGGCCTCTGGAGCGTCGCGCCGGTGGTGGCGAGCGCCGTACTCGACGGGGACCGCATTGAGTTCCGCCATGACATTGATGACTTCGCGCACGACAACACGCGCGTGCGTCTGACCCTGAGCGGTACGGCGACGGCCGGGCCGATCGTGAAGAACCTGCGGGTGGCGATTATATGACGGACGAGGTCACTCAGTGGGTTGGGCTGCCGCTGCCAAGCCAAGACAACACCCTGGAATATGATGTGCTGCGGCTGCGAACCGCGCTGATCAGCATCGACGGCCTGCTCTACTTGCTGGATGCACTGACCGCATCCGACGATGCAACGGGGCTCGGGACGATTCAGGGCCTGGTCGATGCGGCGCAGGAGGTGCGGACCGATCTGCTGCAACTCGTTCCGGCTGTCAGCGCGTCCTTTGTGTACCACCCGGATGGATCTATCAGCACGATCAGCGAAACATTGCCTGGCGCGATCGGTCGATCCACCGTCTATACCTATGACCCTGCGACAGGCGATGCGCTGACCGAGACCGTCGCTGTTGACGGGACAGCGTACCGCACTACCTACACTTATAGCGGCGGCGCCCTGGTGTCGCTGATGCGCGAGGTCTTGCCGTGAGTCTTGATGCCCCGATCTATGTCGCCGTGCGCGCGCTGTTGTCACGCCTGACCCTCGCGCGCTATTCCAAGCTCGACATGCTGGATGCGAACATCACCAGCCGGGCACCAGCCAGCAGCGCCCTTTCGGCCGCGACATGGAGCGGCGCCCGCGCCGCGATGCTGGACACCATACCGACGAGTTACGCGCATTTTGTCGCGCTCTTTGGATCTTCGGCGACGCTCGCGTTCTTGGCCAACAACGCGGCTTTGACCCCTGCGGGCTTTGCGACGTGGGCCGAGGGCAGCGGCGCCCTGGTGGAACTGACAACGCTGCTGTCGCAACCGTCGGCGGCAGCCGTGATCATCGGCGCGCCAAAGGCCATCACGGCGATTGCGGCCCACGCGGGGGCCATGGAAATTGTCGCGTCCAGCGCCGTCGCGATGACGGCGCTCGTGGCCAGCAGTGCGGCTGTGGCCACCGTTACTGCAAGCACGACAGCGATGACCGCGTTGTACGCGAACCCGGCAGCGATGACGCCGCTGATCACCAACAGCCGGTCGCTGTCGGCCATCGTGACCAGCAGCACCGCGATGGTTGCGCTGAGCGCGAATCAGGTCGCGTTTAGCGCTTTCCTCGCATACGTCCCGGCGATGCTGTCCGCCCTGGGAAGCGCAACCGCGTTTCCGATCATTGTCGCTAGCAGCATGGCTATGGCCGCGGTCGCTGCGAACAGGGCCGCCGTCGCTGCGTGCTTTGACAGCATGAGTATTCGTACCGCGATATGGGACAGCACAGTCGCTTGCGACGCACTGCTGGGTAACTCGCTCGCGGTTTCGCAGATAAAAACAGATTATGCGGTCTCCGGTGCGACGGCATCCGCTATAAACGTGGTGCTCAGCACCAAGAAATGTATTTTGCTTTCCATGCGATCAACGGCAGCACGGACCGCAACAGCGGGCGTGGTGCAGTTGCCGACGCCAACGGTCACGACAACATCCAGTACGGACGAAGACAAACTGGTGCGGGTCGACACCCTGACGCTCAGGGTCGTGAGTGGCGGACCGGCAACAGTGACTTATTGCGTCATGTCGTGATCGCGGGCAGTCCCGCGATAATCCCCATGCCGAACATCGGGCGCAGTTGACCCTGGAAGCGTCCGATACCAGCGCCCAGCGTAGGGCACCAGCCGCTCTTGCGCGCCATAACGACGGATATCTGTCCCAGGATAGACGGGGTTTGCGTTGCGCCCGTCGGAGCGCCCGTCGGAGCGCCAGGGGGCGGCGCGCGGGTCCTTGATGCCGGTCCCTGGCAGGGTCTCGTAGACCCAGTCACTCGCGGCCCCGGACGGGGCCGCAAGCAGAAGCGCTACCAGGGGGAGAAGTCGGGCAGCGCTGGCCACGTCAGACCTGTTCCGGCTCAGGGACCGGCTCAGGCTCGGGGGTCGGCTCGGGCTCAGGGGTCGGCTCGGGCTCAGGGACCGGCTCAGGCAGCGGGTCCATGATCGGGTCGACCGGGGTGTTCGCGGAGATCGCGGCAGCCATTTCCGCGGCCTGCGCGCCCAGTCGCTCGGACAAAGCAGCCAGCTTCGCGGGATCGCCCGATTCAATGGCGTCATCCAGCCGCGCCTTGAGCCCGGCGATCAAGGCCACGGCGGAATCGCCGACGGTCTCGATGTAAGCGACGCGCTCAAGCAGTTCATCCATTTTTTCACTCATAGCGGTAAGTCTCGCATTGGTGACCTGCAACTCTTCGAAGATTGTCGCAAGTCGTTGAAGGGGATTCAAGAGCATAAAGGGGATCATTTGCAACCCCGGATAGGCGGCGCATCTGGTCGCGCCGCTCGACGCAGCATGGCATCACGACAGCCCCGCGTCGTGACGCCATGCTGCGCGCACACTGTTTCAGAGCCATGCCCATGTCCGCACTCTTCCCTGATCGCACGGCCGCCGCAATCGAGCTACGCGAGGACCGCCTGAACGGCCCGCTGTTCTCCGGGAGCGCGTTTTCGCCGCGGCACCTTGAGCGGATGATCGCGAGCGCAGAAGGCGAAGCGGAGCGCCATCTTCGGGTGTTCTTCGGCCCTGTGAGTGTGCTGCCGGCCCACGCGACCACCGCTGAGCGCGAGGCCCTGGACGCGGCGGGCACCCGCTGGATTGTCGACCCAGGCTACGCTCTGGAGCCGGGGTTCCTGCAAGGGGACCGCTGGGGGCTGCTGCAACTGCGGCATCGCCCGGTATCCGTGGTGCACAAGATGGAGTTCGTCTATCCGCCGCCGACCGGGTCGATCTTCACTGTCCCGGCCGGCTGGATACAACTCGATCAGCACGCCGGGGACATCAACATCGTCCCGACCGTCGGCAGCGTCGCGCTGCCCTTGCCCGTCATGTTGATGATGACAGGCGGGCGGACGGTCCCGCATCTGATCCAGGTCCGCTACACCGCGGGGATCCTCAACCCGCAACGTGACTACCCAGAATTGTCCGATCTCGTCATGCAGATCGCTGCGATCAAGGTCCTCAAGGCGCTGATGCTGCCGGGCTCCGGGTCGGTCTCCGCCGACGGGCTCAGCCAGTCCCGCAACGTCGCGATTGCCGATTACCAGGGCGATATTGACGAGCGCATCGAATCCCTGCGCCAAGCCATTCATGGAGTCACGATGTCATGCCTGTGATGCTGTTTATCCCGGCCCGCGCGCCGGCCCTGGCCGCTTGGCTCAAGGCGTACATCCACGGGCACTACCGGATCAACCGCAAGACGGGTGATCGGCACTGGGTTGACAGCTACCAGGACAAACGCCCGGAACGTGGGAGGACCGAGTTCGCCCACTGGCAGCATCGGGTGGGGCACTTCCAGTCATATCTTGCCGAGGGCAAGCAGCGGGAGGCCCTACACGCCTTCCACGATCTCAATCATGCCGATAGTCACAAGCTCGCCGTGCAGTTGGGCATTGCCGATGCCGACCAGGCCCACGACTCGAAGCAAGACCTGATGGCCGCGGTCCATGAGCGCATCCGGACCAAGGGCAAGGCGTATCGGGAACAGGTCGCGGCGCAGGTGAAGGCGGACTGGGAGCGCAAGAAGGCGACCGGGACGGCTGGGAAGCGGCGGGTGAAGGTGGTGCGGGCCAAGGAGACGCCAATACAGCAAGGTAATGCCAAAGGCGCTCTTGGTGGTACTCCAGCAGCACCAAGCGCCGCGGCGGCAGGGCTGAATCCGGCTCCCCCTGGCAGCGCCTCTGACCTTTCCAGTGTAGCAGATGGGAAGGGAACTGGACGCGCCACGAGGCCTGACACTGACGCACTTGATAGCGGGGGTGACACCGCTCGCCCCGCTTCCAGTTCGACTTCAAGTGTAGCCGCTGGGGCAGCGTCGGACCAGGGTGAGGAAGCCGCTGCCTGGACCGGTTTAACGCCCAAACTTCGCTTGTCCGCGGTCATGTTTGCAGATGCCGACATGGCGACCGGAGACGGACGCCCGACCGCGCGGGCGAAACGGATGGCTGACGGATCATGGGCCGATTTGTCGGAGTCCGCCAAGCGCCAGGCCATGCCGTATGTGCGCGAGCAGATAGCGCGCAACAAGGCGCGCGATGCAGCGCTGGCGCGCCCGGAGCCCCGCGCGCCGCAGGAGGCGCT